AAATGAGCTTAGAACCTTCCTCTCCTCCTCAATCCAACAAGCAGTAGCAGAAGAAAGGGCGAGGGTAATAAAAGAGATACAAGAACTAACAGGAGAAATGAGGACATCAGAAACTGATAAAATCCTCACCTCCCTCCAAGATACTAACCCTAAATAGATATGAATCAAATTAAAATTACAATAACAGACGACAAGAAGGAGAAAGACCAGAGTTTTGAAGCTACTGCTGATTTTGATTATCAATGGAATAATTCGTGGCTAGGCTATGGTGGCGAAATGAGCATGACAGCGTTTGGCTCTACTGAAAAAGAAGCAAAAGAAAGACTGTTAGGTGAATTGTTTACTTATCAGTCAGAGTTTGTAAAAGCCCTCACCTCCCTCAAAGACACTTACCCTAAATAGGTATGAAACAAGAGTTATCCACAGGTGGCACTTGCATATAACCTAGCGATAGGATAGTATATAGAAGTAAGAGAAACACATAAGACACTCTTACAAATAAATACTATGAAAACAATACTAATGAAAGACTTGAAGAAAATGCTTAAAAAGGAGGGGTTTAGAATGTCGGACTATCTTAGTAGTAGCAGGGTTAAGGGTTGGGGGTCATCTACACGGGGTGTTAATTTCTCTGGTCTTTACCCTTTCAAAACTTACACAACCGTGAGAGGTCGAAAAGAAAAATGGACTTCGGATGAGGAATCCCATAGCTGTAATGTTTCAATAAACTTTGGAAGCAGGGGAACAGATATGGAGGTTATGAAAGAGAGAGAAATCGAACATGAAACAGAGTCAAAAAGACTAAAACAATTTTTGACAAAATTAGGTCTTGATTTCAATGAAAATAAAAACATGTCTAGGTTACGCATCAACATAACTAATCCTCATTTTAAAATAAACGAATAATATGAAAAACCCTTATGCAGTAGCTCTTGGTTCAATGAAGTCAGATAAGAAAGCAAAGTCTTCAAGAGAGAACGGAAAGAAAGGAGGTAGACCTAAAAACAAAGTAGTGGATAGTGAGAAACAAGAAGACGTGGTATAATAGGAACATTATTATCTGCAAATAAACCAATATGTATAAAAGAAATGTGTTCTTGACTGGGGCTAGTGGTTTTATTGGTTCTCACTGCTTAGAATACTTTTTGAAAAACACAGACTGGAATATGATTTGTCCAGCCTCTTGGAATCACAAAGGCACGCCAGAAAGAATAACCGAGATATTTGATAGGACACCTGAGTACCGAGACCGAGTGAAAGTCATAACCCACGACCTGACAACTCGATTCACAGAACACACCATCTCCACACTTCCTCAGATTGATTACATTGTAAATGTTGCTAGCGATTCTCACGTTTATCGCTCAATCGAAGACCCTGTGCCTTTTATACAAAACAATGTTGAGCTGATTCTCACCATGCTTGAGCTTGCACGGGAAGTGAAACCAAAAGTATTCCTACAGGTATCTACTGACGAAGTGTATGGTTCTGCACCACTAGGTACAAGGTACAAGGAATGGGATGCAATACTTCCCTCAAATCCCTATGCGGCCAGCAAGGCGGCACAGGAGGCTATCGCTATCTCTTACTGGAGAACCTATGATGTGCCTTTAGTTTTGACCAACACTGTCAACAACTTCGGTGAAAATCAGGATAGCGAAAAATATTTATCAAAGCTGATAAAACTTATTCACAATGACGAGACCGTAACCATACACGGAAACGACAACTATATCGGTGGAAGATATTACCTTTATGTAGACAATCACGCAGACGCAATCCTCCACATCCTAGAAAATCTCCCTGTGAAAATGTGTAAAGATGAGCAAGATAGACCCCTAAGATTCAATGTAACCTCTGATGATGAGCTTGATAATCGTGAAGCTGCTCTTATGGTAGCTGAACTGATGGGCAAGGAGTTGAAATATAAGCTCGTAGACTTCCATGTGGAAAGAAAGGGTCACGATAGGAGATACGCTCTAGACGGAACTAAGCTAAAAGAAACAGGATGGGTTATGCCTTTCACACTCAAAGAATCACTACAGAGGTATATAAAATGGTCGTTAGAAAATAAACAATGGCTCAACTAATGTCTAATATCGCTGTAGTAGTACCAAGTCATAAACAAGAACTCACCGACCTATTCTTAGGTAAGTGGCAATCTCTGTTCGATAAGCACCAAGTAGAGTTTATCTTAGTCAACGATGCGGGTGATGTGCCTCACATAGAATATAAAGGAGAAGTAATAAAACTAGGTAGTGATTTAATCTCTAACCATTGTGCAGGAGTAAGGCAACTAGGCTTCCTCTACATAGCCCAGTACCTACCAGATGTTGAGTACATTCTAACCTTTGACACCGACACAGAACCTATAGGCGACCCTATCCAAGACCACATAGACGCACTTAATATGAAAGTACCTATCTCTTGGCTGTCTACTGCAAATGTACCGATGCGTGGATTTCCTTATGGAGTAAGAACCGAGGCACAGGTAATGCTCAGTCACGGAGTATGGGAAGGAGTCCCAGACTATGACGCACCCACACAGCTCTTGATGAACCCAGAGTTTAAGCCTACCTACTATCAAGGTGTGATACCAAAAGGAATATTCTTCCCTTGTTGTGGGATGAATATGGCGTTTAGGAGAGAAGCACTACCATACATTTACTTCGCACCAGTCGGGCAATACAAGGGTGCAGAACGCTTTGATGATATTTGGATGGGACTTGAAGTGGTAAAGAGCTTCGCAGAACTTAACTGGGGTGTCGTGTCGGGTTATGCAAGAATCCTCCACACAAGAGCTTCTAATGTTTTCCAAAGCCTCGAACACGAAGCGGTGGGAATAAGGAAGAATGAGGAATACTGGAAAGGAGAGTATGATGAGTGGTACAAATATGTCTTTTTATTAAAGCGTGAGGCGTGGTATGAACTAACAAAATGATAAAGTATAAAAAACAGGAGTATAAAATTGTAGTATGTATTCCAGCAGGTCGCAAAAAATACCTAGAAGTATTCAAGAAGACTCTTTACCGCCACCTAGAAAGCGGACTATTAGACGGAATCCAACTCTGGTACAACACCATAGATGCTGGAGACACTGCATATCTCCTCAGCATGGAAGCGGAGAATCCAAAGGTAAAGATTTACAGGATAGGAGATGCAATAGACTCAACTGAAGACGGGGTAAGTGGCTTATATGACACTTATAACCCACTAAAGACACACAAGTTCTTTGCAAACGCTCAAGATGACGACACAATTTACATACGATTTGATGATGATATTATTTGGATGGCAGATGATGCTATTGAGAAGATGTGTCAGGCTAGGATAGACAACCCAGACGCTTTCATAATTTACCCAAACATAATTAACTCCACTACTTGCACAGCGTGGCATCAAGAGAAGGGTGTACTCAGTGAGGAAGCTGGTGTGGTGAGGAAGTATGACAAGACAGACCCGAACTACTCATACCTACACGAATTTAACTACACCGACAATAGACTTATAAACCACATACACAACACCTTCAGAAAGAACTACGAGGCAGGAACTCTCAAGGATTACCACCTTCCAAGTAGAAGCCTAACTAACTATGAACGATTCTCTATCTGCTCAGTATGTTGGTTTGGTAAGGATAAGATACGCTTAGGATACATAGAAGAACCTCAAATCTCGTGGGAGCTCCCAGAGGCACTAGAGAAGCCTAACTTCTTCGTAGGAGATGCTTTACTTTGTCATTATTCGTATCATACCCAGCGTGAAATGCTTACAGCACAGGGTGATGTACATCTTAAATTCTATGATTCCATACAATAAACTTCATTTCTCATCAGAGCTAAAGGAGTGTGTGGAAGGACACTACACAGCAGTAGTAGAGCAAGATGAGTACAAACTCCAAGAACTTGCTGACGCTGACAAGGATATAGAATACATTGTAGACCTCGGTGCTAATGTAGGTATGTTCTCAATGCACGCTCACAATATCTTCCCTAACGCTAAGATACTGGTCTGTGAGCCTAACCCAGAGTGTATGAAGTACACAAAGTTAAACACTGACAACGAACTTACCTACATAGAAGAAGCAATAATCGGAGATGATAGAAAGGAAGTAACCTTTAATGTTTGCGAATGGGCAGGGAATGGGCACGTTTCAGGAAACTTTAGATGGGATTTGTTTGAGCCTATGGGTTCAAAGCTAGACCACGAGATAACAGTACCAGCCTCAACACTTAAAGAGATAATGGATAGGCACAACTTCCCTAGAATAGACCTACTCAAGGTAGACACAGAAGGAATGGAAGGTCAGATACTCACAGCTTTCAAGCCCCATATGTCTCTCGTGAAACACTTTCGTGGCGAGTGGCACGGAGATTTGGAGATACCGATAATCAAAGACGCTCTAAAAGACACCCATAATGTGTTCGTTAGTAGAGTAAACACTACCCACGGAGATGTATTTGCAGTAAGAAAAGACTATGTGGGAGTAGAGGAGGTAATGAATGGGCGTACGTTTGTTAAGACTCCAGGATTACCCGACCGCATGGTAAATATGTTATAATAGCTATATGCCATCAGGATATTCTAAAAACGGAATAAATAGAGGACAATTCAAAAAAGGGATGAAACAAACCCAAGAAGCAATAGCCAAAAGAACTGCTACATTTAAGAATATCCCAAGAACAAAAGAGTGGTGCGACAGAATAAGTGAATCTCATAAAGGGGAAAAGAATCCAGCGTATGGTCTTTTAGGAGTAAATAGCCGAAAGTGGATAGCCGACAGAACATTGTTAAAAAAAACAGACCACAGGGCAAATACCGCTAATTGGGAATGGAAAAGACTTTGCAAAGAAAGGGATGAAAGCAAGTGTAGAATAGCAGACGAAAATTGTAATGGCGGACTAGAGATTCACCACATCCTAAGCTATAAAGACCACCCCGAACTTCGCTATCAGGTTAACAACGGCATCACATTGTGCCGATTCCACCATCCCCTTAAAAAAGAGTTAGTTGATAAATTGTCGCCATATTTTCAAGAGTTAGTAAACGAAACACAATTATGAAACAAGGAATCGTGATAGGGACAAGTGAATATTCTAAAGATTTTCTAAAACCATTATTGGAGTCTATAAAATATGCACCATATCCAATTTTAATAGTAAGTAATGGAGGATATATCCCAGACTATTCAGAAAATCCTAAAATAAATCTAATTATCAATGATTGGAACGGATGGGAATTAGGTGCTCTTAGTAGAGGTAAGGAAAATTTTGATGAGTTTGTATTTATACACGATACTTGTTTAATAAAAGATATTAGTTTATTTGATAAAGTCTTTGCTATAGAAGGAAATGTTGTCTTCACCAAATCCAATTTCCACTATATGGGAAAGTTTGTAACAAAGGAACTACCCAACCTACCTATAGTCCACGAGAAGCTACTCGCAGTATACCTAGAAGTAAGATGGTTAGATGGATTCAAGTACACAGAGTTCACACCAGACCTACCTGTACACACTAACGTCTTTGAAGAAATCCACGGTATGAAGCGAATGAAGCTAGAGAATGAATATATGATTAAGTGGAAAGGAACCTATTGGACTACTGAAGAACAAAGAGCAGAGATAGACGGAGAGATACTTAAAAGAGAGAAAGGCGTGGTATAATATATACATATGGAAGAACTGGAAGAACTGGAAGAACAGGGCAACAGCAGCCAGGCAGATAGGATAAAACCTTGGCAGTTTAAGAAAGGTCAATCAGGCAATCCAGCTGGTAGACCTGCAGGTAAATCTCTCAAAGAAAGAGCTAAGGCTATGCTTAACGCTATGTCACCAGAAGAAGAACAGGAGTTCTTGGAAGGAATCGATAAGCGTATTATATGGGAGATGGCTGAGGGTAAAGCACAACAAGACACCTCAACCACTCTAGAGATAACAACACCAGTACCAATCCTAGTTAAGTTCATTGATGGATAACTTAAAAGTAGTAGAGATACCAATAGAGTACAAACGCTTGTTTGATAATGACTGGCGTGAAGCTGCTATCTATGGAGGAAGATTCTCTTTGAAGTCTCACACAGTAGCAAGATACTTATTAATACAAGCTCGCATGAAGAAGACACGAATAGCGTGCTTCCGAGAGTTTCAAAGTTCTATTGCTGACAGTTCACACCAACTCCTTGCAGACCTTATAAACCTCTACGAACTAAAAGAGTTTGAGATAACAAACAGCTCAATCATAAACAAGCTCAATGGCTCTGACTTTCTATTCAAAGGAATGCACCGCAACGAGCAATCTATCAAGTCTATTGAGGGTATTGATATAGCGTGGGTAGAAGAAGCACAATCAGTATCTAAGCTAAGCATTGATGTACTCACGCCTACAGTTAGAAAGGAAAGCTCACGGATTATATATACATACAATAGACTTCTTGAAGATGACCCTGTACACCAAAGACTTGTACTAGAAGGTAGACCCAACACACTCGTCATCAATGTGAACTACGACATTGCAATGAAGTACAAGATGATGCCCGAGATTATTCGCCTTGAAATGGAGGATGACAAAGAGAAGCGACCTGCATTGTATAAACATAAATGGTTAGGAGAGCCTAATAGTCTTGAAAGAAAGATATACAGAAACTGGGCTATCATTGAATCAATACCTCACGAAGCAAGGCTGGAACGCTACGGGCTAGACTTTGGATATTCGAACGACCCAACATCTATTGTTGCTGTCTACTATTACAACGGAGGCTATATCTTAGATGAGATAACCTTTCAGAAGGGACTAAGCAATAAACAAATAGGGGACATACTAAAGAACCATGACACAGCTCTTGTTGTGGCTGATAGTGCAGAGCCCAAGAGTATTGATGAGATAGCAAGCTATGGAATCAGCATTGTAGGTGCTGTGAAAGGGAGTGACAGTATTGTGCATGGCATTACGACAATTCAAGCACAGAAAGTATCTCTTACCCAAAGGTCTCAGAACATTATCAAGGAATACAACAACTTCTTTTGGACTACCGACAAGAATGAGAAGATAATCAATGAACCAGAGGCAGGCTTTGACCATTCAATGGATGCACTACGCTACGCTCTCGCGTCACTTATCAAGGATGGAACGGGTGATATGGAAGCTGAGAAGGCGGAAAGGCTTTTGAGTAGGTTAAGAGGACAGGTTAATCAAACACGATAATGGATAATAGACCAAAACTAACAGACCCCGCTGAGTTTGCTCTTATCAAGAGTATTTACTTTAAGAATGGGAGAACATTCAATGAAGACACTGACCCAATAGAACGACTGGAACGACTAGAAAGCAGTCAGAGGAATAATAACAAGTCTTCCCGTTAGTGTTTGCATTACTAAAAATGGTATAATTATATAAATGCTTACAATAAAAACCGAGCTGGAACAAATCAAGGTTAATTACAACAAGACCATTGACCTTGTGGAGGGTTTGTCATTCTCTCAGAAGCAAACAATACGAACGATTGAGTTTTACAACAACTCTAAGTATCTAAATGGACAGAAGGATGAGCTTGGAAGGGAAAAGCCTTTCTTGCAGATTCTTAATGCTATCTGTGACGTAGAGAACACCGCCAAAGACTTAGACACTAAGGATATTCAGATAACATCTGATGATGCAAACCACTACTTAGAGTCGTGGCTTCTTTCAAAGGATATATATGTATGGATGAAGGATACGAACTTTGCTAAGACATTGAATGAAATGAGAGATATGCACACACGCTATGGCTCACTCCTCGTTAAGAAAGTTATGAAGGATGGAGAGCTAACACTCGAACTACCAGAGTGGAAGAACCTCATTACTGACCAAAGAAAGATACTAAGCAGACCTATCGTAGAAACTCATTGGATGACTGCGGTTGAGATAGCACAGAAGACTGAATGGAAGAATATTAAAGCTGTTCTCGACAAGTTAGAAAATCAAACATCAAATACTACTGTACCTGTGTATGAAATACGAGGCACATTCTCACAGGCTATCTTCAAAGACGCTAAAGGTGAGAAGTATACTGACGCTGACAAATCAAAGTTTTCATATCAACTGTATTACATTGTAGGTCTTCCAAGTAAGGATGAAGGCAAGGTAGACAATGATGCTTTTGAAGTTATGTATTGCGAAGATGACACAGACGAAGTGTATAAATATCTAGCCCGTAAGCCAAAGGCAGGTAGAGCATTTGGAGTCGGTGTTATGGAAGAAGGAGAAGAAGCTCAAGTGTGGACTAATGACGCAATCTTGAAGCAGTACCGAGCAATGGAGTACACAACAAAGGTTATCGGACAGACTGCATCTAAGAAGCTCAAAGGAAGAAACCTACTCACTGAAACAGATGATGGAACTATCCTAGAAACTGAGGAGAATAAACCTATCACTGCTCTCAATCTCCTACCAAGCGGAGGACTCAACCAGTACAGCTTGATTATCAATCAGTGGTATGACCAACTACAGAAGACTACATCAGCATACGCAGCACAAAGAGGCGACACGCCACCGTCAGGGACTCCATTCAGACTCCAAGCAACTATTCTTCAGCAATCATCTTCAGTCTTCCAAGTTCTACAAGAGGAGTTTGGTATCTTTCTGACTGAAATAATTGAGGACTGGGTAATGCCGTATCTTGCGACTAAGCTCACCGCTGAACACATCCTCTCGTACGACTTCTCACCAAATGAACTGAAAGACATTGACTCAAAGTTCTCTATCCGAGAGGCAAACATGAAAGCTAAAGACATCATCCTTTCAGGCGGAGACATCACAGCAGAGGAGTATCAAGCGTTCATAGATAACTACGACGAGTTCATCAAACAAACAAAGAGCCAGAGATTCATTAACATTCCCAAGGACTTCTACAAGAATCTAAAGGTAAAAGTAACTGTGAACATTACGGGCGAACAGAGAAACAAAGCGGCAACACTTGAGAGTCTCAACAACATTCTTATCACCTACGCTTCTAATCCTAACCTAGCTAACGACCCAGTAGCTTCACAACTCCTTACCAAGATTATCGAGCTATCAGGAGCTGGTATCAGTCCAGTGCAGATTACAAGTGCTATTAACGAAAAGGCTAAGGAAACACAGGCACAAATGGCTATGCAGCCAACAGGACAGCCACAACAAGCAAGTCCTATGAGTCTACAAGCTAACGCAACACCTCAAAATGCCTAGTGCTCTCCAAGACTTTTATTTGAATGAGAACATGAGAGAGGAAGTGAGAAACTACCTAACGTCTTTTCTCATCGATAAGGCAGTAGTGAAGGTGTTCGCTCAAGAGGATACCAAAGCAATCGCAGAGGCTAAGGAAGTGATAGACGAAGCGTTCTCTAACCTGGAGCTTCTTTTTACCTCAAAGTCAGAAACCAAAGAGATAAAGAACGAGGCACGTTAGGAAGTGACCGAGATGTCCCTAAACTAACACATCGGCTCTGTATAAACCGACTAACCGCTTTGCAGTAAGCATAATCTGCTATCAAATCAATGGATAACACCAACGACGACACTGTGGTCATAAACACAGAGGTTGAGGAAGATACCGATATCTCCGAAAACAGCGAGGAAGAAACTGTAGACCTTGCAGATGAATTAGAAAAAGCTCGCGAAGCCAATCGAAACATCAACGCAAGAGCTAAAAGGGCAGAAGACGAACTTAAGCAATTAAGAAAAGCTACTCCCACTTCAATTAACAACGACCCACAACTTTCAGAGGAGCTTAAACTGATTGCTCGTGGTTTATCGGATGAAGAAATTGAGCAAGCGAAGGTGGTGGCTAAAGGGAGAGGCATTGCCCTAACCGAAGCTATCAAAGAACCCCTTTTCCTAACCTATCAAAGTGATTTGAAAGAGAAGAAAAGAAAGGAAGATGCAAAGCTCGGTGCTTCAAAAGGTTCAGGCGAATCTCAAGACCAGTCTGAAATCAAATCCGAGATGACACGAGAGGAACACATGAAGGCTTTTAAGAAAGTAATGGGTAAATAACATTACTAGTAAAAATACATAATTATTAGTTTATAAATTATATGGCAACTGGAACATTTCCAACAGCGTCACAATCCTCAACCACATTAGCGGAAAGTATTCCTCTAATCTGGGGTGAGAAAATCAACGAGTTCTTCAAATTGAAACTCTCGATTGCAGAGTTCTTCACAGACCGTTCTGCAGAATTAGCAGATGGAGGTTCAGCACTCTACACTCCAAATCTTACCGAGTTTGCAGCAGCAGCTAAAAGTAACGCAACAGCAGTTACTCTTAACAACGCTACTGACACAAAGGTAACTCTTACAGTGAACCAGTGGTTTGAAGTTTCATTCGCTATCGAAGACAGAGAAGCAGCACAAGTAAAGCATTCTTATTACCTCCAGGAGAGGTATGCTCAGAGTGCTGGTTACACTATGGCAAGAAAGTTAGAAGTAGCACTAGCAGACCTTTTCAAAAGTTTCTCAACAGTAGTTGGTGCTTCTACTACCAACCTAGCCGACAGTGAAATCCGTGCAGCTATCTCAGCTCTCGAATCAGTAGGTATTGACACCCAGTCAGATGTCGCCTTCTTCCTTTCTCCAGGAGTATTCTGGAAGCAAGTACAAAACCTCGACAAGTTCAGCTTGGCAATTAACTCACCAGTTAACGACCCAACAGCAAAACTTCCACGAGCAACTTTGTACGGTATCCCAGTTTATGTTTCTAACAATGTTCAAAACATTTCAGGAACAGCAGGTAGATACAGTGCACTAGCTCACAAAGACGCTCTTCATTGGGCAAGGTCTCCACTTGGGTCAGGTGGTTCACTAGGTAGTTCAATGACAGGTAAGCATGGAGTTCGTATTCAATCGAACTACATTCCTGAATATCTCTCGACTCTTACAACCGCAGACTTGCTCTACGGTGTAGTTGAAAACCGAGATGAAGCAGGTGTAAGAATCCTTACAGCTGCGTAATCAATTATAAGACTAATTGTGTGCCTCGTACTCAATGCAGATTGCGAGATATGAGGCACATCTGCACGCAATTATGACAACAGTAATATCGCCAAACATACGAAAAGAAAGCGTCAGGATAGACCCAGATGGGAATGTTATTAACGCAAGAACCAAACAGGTAATAGAACCAGTAACGCCAGAGTATGTTGCACCACCAGTGACCCCACCAGAGGCTCAAAATGCCCCTGTGGCGGTAGTTTCATATGAAACAGTAGATATACAATCACTCATCATACAAGCTGAAAATGAAGTTGTTAGATTAAAAGAATTAAAGCGTCAAAAGATTGCTGATATGAAAAAGCAGTTGGAAGACTTAGAGAAATAATATGAAAGTTTACTTCGTACACACATCATTAGAAGGTTGTTTTAATGTCAGATGTCTTTTCCCTTTACAAGAGAATGGCTGGGATGGTGATAGAACAACACTCGCTATAAACCGAGCAACACCAGAGGAGAAGGCAAAAGCTCTTATGAACGCAGACGTAGTAGTATTCCACCGACCAGAATCAGAAGAACTTCTCACTGTAGCAAGGGCACTCAAGGCACAGGGCAAGAAGATAGTCTTTGACAATGATGACACAGCAAAAGACGCTGGAGGTTTCAAGTTTACCGAGTACATGAACGCAGAAAAGGTAAAACGTGGACTAGACATAATGAATAAGAACCTCGACACCTTCATTACAGAGGCAGACCTCGTAACCTGCTCTACAGAGTTCCTTAAAAAGGAATACGAAGTCTTAAATCCTAATGTGATTGTCTTACCAAACACCGTAGACCCTTTCTATTACCCAGAACCCCTAAGGAATGAAACAGACATTGTGAGAATAGGTATCACAGGCTCTGTTGGGGTGACTGCTGACGTAGAAGGACTGAAACCAATCATAGAACACTATCAGAACGACCCTAGAGTGAGACTTGTGCTTCTATCCCTTCCACCAGAAGGCAATAATGCAATATATAAACAGCTCTACGTTGAGGAGTATGCTTTTTGGAATAAGA